ACCGAGGAATACGACAACAGAGCCAGAGTTGATGATGCGGTATTGATTGCCACCAAGCGTAGTGGATACGCATTGAACAGCCGTTGGAGCAGTCACGTTAGCAGTAAACGCTATCGTGTTGCCTGTTTTAGTGAAAGCATTAAGTCCCATTATTTGCTCTCCAAAGCCACAATACGGGCGGTTAGTATTTTTATTTTCATTTATAAACTCGCTCTTTCATCTACTACTTTTAATGGTTCTACAATTACTTTGCCATTTTCATCAGTCCACTCAGTATGCATCATGTGTTTATCTTTACGCTCTCCAATAACTATCCAACTAACTAAAGCAGTAGATGTATTATCTTGAGCTTCAATATTTAAAATGTTGCCTGTTACTGAACCGCGAACATGACCCCAATCTGATTCGTTAGATGTAAAACATTGAACATCACGACATAAAACTTCGAATGTTCCTTCTGTCATTTTCGCAACGGAATCAATGTTTATTTGTGCTTGACCATTTACTAGATTAACTTTTCCACGATAAATTAAATCTGCTTGTGGCCCTTCAATAAATGAATGAACAAGTTGGTGCGTTTCTGAAAGAGATGGTAGTGGATGTTCAATTCTAAAAGAACCAGAACCCTTAGATAATGCGCCAACAATATTAAAATTAGTACCACTTGCATTAAATGCTTGCCCAGATGTGGTGTATCCAATTATTTGCGAACTATTAGAAGATAATTTTAAATATCCACCATTGGAAGAAGCATAAGTAACATCTCCAGATGCCGTGGTAATAGCCCCATATTCAGTTCCACCAGATTGAATAGCAAATTTGCCACCATTAGTTGTTATGTTTTTTGTGAATAAGGCGTTTTGTAAGGTATCAATAGTAAGCGCGGTAGAGCCAGCAGTAGCGGCAGTAATAGTGCCACCAGAGGAATTTACAGTTACATTGGATGTTCCATTAACTATTGATGTAGGCGTTGAAGTTGCATTAGCCCATGTAGGTGCTGCACCAGACCCGCCAGAAGTTAATACCTGACCAGATGTTCCAGCAGCGCCAGTCAACAACAATGCAGTAGTTACGTTAGCGTTTGCTAATGTGACGTTACCAAGCGTTGTGGTTGTGTTGCCAAGGTACACCGAGGTGTTACCAAGAACAACTGCAGTAGCAAAGTTTTGGTCTAGTTGCGACAGAGGAATAGAGCTTGTCGCGGTAGCAAAAATGTTTGGAACAGCCATGTTAGAACCTCACTCTTAGTTCATGCTCAAATTCAAACGTATTGACCACAAACGGGGGTGAACTGCTTGTCATGGTCAAACCCAAATATTTACCGTATTGCTGCGCGTCAGACTTATATAAAACGTATCCACTCGTATAACTCCAATAGATCACTACGGAACTATTGTTAATCCAATTAATTAATGTTCCAGCGTTATTCGTCCAGCCAATAGTATTGGTTAAAGAATAAGAAGGACTAGACGCAGTTTCAGAATCAACCGTTACATTAATAGTTGCCGTATTAGTAATGGTTGCCTCAACCGCAAACTTCAATGCTTGTTTAGTCCGTATAGGATCACCCATAGGATTTAACGAGGTTTGAATAGTAGAGCTTACATTTGCGGTAGAGTCTGCATATAACCTGTAGAGCGCATTAGTGTCCGTTCCATACAGATTAATAACGCCACCAACCGGAGCAGAGGTCACGTATTTAAGCGTATCACCCTGGCTAGTGAAAAACCATTTCTTATCAAAAAACACAGCCTGGACATACCGGCTACCGCCAAAGTAACTTTGTTTAAAATTAAATGCGGAACACAAGATGTTATTGATAAGAACCTGACCCGCCGTAATTGGGGAGGTAAAATCAATTAGGGGAAATACGCCATCAAGAGCATCACTGAGCTTACTAGTCGTAGAACCGACAAGAGCATAAACGCCATAATCGTTAAGAAACAAAACTGAACGAAAATATGGAAAAATCGCATCTTTACGTTTGGAACCAACAGACGCACTAATGTTTGTATTAGTAAATAATGTGACACCCGCAGACGTAACGCGAACGTCCGAAAATACGTTAATGCTGTCATCACCAAAAATATATAAGAAATTGTTAGCGGATAATATTTGCTGAATATTGCCATGCAAAGTCGAGTCAGTCAGGACAATCGTTCCTGCCGACACGCTGGTAAAGTCACTGTAGGAACCAGCCGCGCTATAGGCTACAGTTCTACCAAAAGAAATCCAGACACGCCCTGAAAATGAGGAAATGCCAGTATTATCATTGGAATTAATGATTCCTACCGCAGTAGCGTTTGTGCCTCCACCGCCTGAGATCGTAACCGTCAAATTGGCTGAATTGGAATAGCCAGAACCAGGATTAGTCATTACCAAGTTAATAATTTGGCCTCCAGACAGCACCGGAGCAGCAACGGCTCCGCTACCACCCCCTCCAGCAATAGTCACAACCGTGTTTGCCGCGTTTGTATAGCCGCTGCCACCGTTGGTAACCAAAGCGTTTACTGTGCCGGTCTTAAACGTCACTATGCCAGCCACAGCGGTAGCATTAGCCCCGCCACCACCGGATATAGTCACGGTAGCGTTACTGGTATAGCCCGTTCCGGCTTCAGCCACAATAATGCTAGTAACCGCACCCCCTGAGATGGTGGCATTAGCAAGGGCTTGAACACCGTTAGCATCGTTAGGTGCGCTAATTGTAACGGTAGGAACTGCCGTGTAGCCTGTGCCGCCGTTAGTGACCGCAACCTCGCCTATGGAGCCTACTGACACCAGATTAGTGCCATTCCAGGTGTAATACCCTTTAGACGGGTCTAGAATCAGTGCGCGTTCGTCTTTCCACTGACCAACTTGCACTCCAGATGAAGAAAACGTGCCAGCAACGGCTACGTTACCTTTTAGAGAGTTTGTCAGGTCAAAGTATTCTGCCCGTCCGTCATCCTCAAACGCTAGGAGATAATCCTTGCCCGTAAGGTTTACGGAAGTAAGGTGGTTTACCGTATTGCCAAATGTAACCGCAGCATTGCCGGAATCTTTCACGGCGCTACGGTTATTGACTACTTTGATGTTGGCAAAACCAACAGGCTGCGCGTTCTCAATCCAAGAGAACTCGTCCTCACCAATGGCGGTTCTGTTCGCCTTGGTGTTGACGCCCTTGAATTGCTTAATTACATGATAAGATTTTTTTTGCTCTGCCGCAGCCATGTTAGTAAGGAGTGCTATAAGGGTTAGGCATCCTTCTGGTATAGGTGGTAGCCAGAACTGACTGAGCTTGTTTCACGTATTCTTGTTTAAATATTTCAGCCTCGCCATACGACTGTTCTTTAAACTTGGCTTTGTAGCAAGCGTAAAAAGCAACCGGCGTAGTCCACGGATCAGGTATTTGATCGGGATCATCTGGGGCAGCTAGCGTTAAATTGGTTGGCAGAATGACCGTATCTAGTTCCATTGCGTAATTCTGATCTGGAACTGGAGAAATATAGAAACTGGTTGGCCCATACATGCTAAAAGCAATAGGACGTCCAACGTAGTTTTGCCAGAACCGAAGTTCAGCGTTGAACTGCGTCCAGGGCAAATAACGTAACGGGATACGGGTGTTTCCCCATATCAAATTAATATTGATAATGTCCATCGTGTTAGCGCCCTGTGGGAAGGCGGTAAACTGATAGACTTCTTGATTGGTGTTTGCTGTGGTTGTCTGGTATGAGCGCAGACAGCCGGAATCACGGACAAGACGTTGCCTTGCCTCGTTGATGTAATCGGTTAGTTCGTCGTTAGACCAGAAGTTTGCATTGGCATCATGCAACAATCTGCGACATTCAGTAATGTAGCCATTAAGATTTTGCGACATTTGATTCCCATGTTATGCCGACATGGACAAAACTTTCCCCCCCCCTCGTTTCGGAGGGAAGGGTACTTGCTCAACCACGGGGGATAGAGCGTGGTTTTTTTGCGGTGGTTCATGAGTAATTATGAACTTTTCCAAAATTTTCAAACCATCTGGAATGTCATTCGTAGTTCTAATCCACGCATGAGCCGCCATATATTTTTCTTTGTCTGAATCATGACAACCAAATATGTGACGCGCCGCTACTTCAGAAATTTCTACAGTTTTACCTATAGGAAATTTCAATTCTTCACAGCCATACTCGGTAATAAAATCTTTATCCCAAGTATTTGTCACATATAAGTTTGTCATTAGAAGCTCACTGTATCGCCATACACACGGATGTCAACGGTACCGCCAGTTACGGCGGTGTTGACGTTTACGAACAAGCACTGGTTGGTGAAGCCATTAATAGTCGTATTTGCCGAAAAACCACCGGCAATCGTCAAATCCTGCCACCGTTGACCGGTAGTGAGATTAGACAAAACTACGTTCGCAACAACAGCATTAGCAGCGGCTACATCGCCAGTGCTTGAGATCGTAACCGCAATATTGCCAGCGGATACGTCTTTGTTTGCGTTTTGAACAGTAATACGACGAACAATAACTTGACCCGAAGTGCTTGCTGCGTTACAAGCGGTCAGGCCACCCCCAAGAATTGGAATGGCAAT